GTATAGCCACATTGAGCAGGGTCTTTGTCTTTCTTTTCTTCGTACTCTTCGTAATCCATATTTCCCCCTAAAGAAAAGGGGGGCTTGCGCCCCCCGATCCATATTAACGAAAGTTAAAAGAGCCTGAAGGCGTTGAAACTTTCTCTTTCTTTATACCCATCGGCATCTGATTAGGTCCATGACTATCCAAACCCAAATCTGCGGGGGATGAATTGTCTTTTTCCTTTTCGGAAAGTCCGTTTGCGGGAATTTTACCACTTGCACTGTCTTTCATATTATCTCCTAGAACCATTCAATCATGACATGGACATGCGCCTTACCTGCGGGAGTACCGCCAGTAGGAGCAACCAAAGTCAAATGAACTGTGGTATCAGCAGGAAGAGCATCCAACACTAAGTCAGCGGCAACGTCAGATAGACGAGACTGTGCACCATCGGCAAGCGTACCTAAACCCATGTTTACGTACTCATAACCTGCGGCACCAGAGCCTAATCGAACAAACCCTTCAGTTGTCGTGTTAGTGAAAGTTTCAATAGCCTCAACTTCAATTTCTTTGATGCTACCTCTTTTCCCACTTGGACCTCTAAGGACCAACGCTTCTGTAGCCGCGCCAAAGTCATGATAATAACTATAGGCATACGGTCGAGGATCACTATAACTCATAATAATTCTCCTTAAGCGGCGCTGTCCCAAATCACAACTCGTGATTGGGCCGCGTCAGTGTGGACAAGGCCGAAGCCTCCTAAATAATACCAGGCAATCCCACGGTCCCGTCCGAAGTCGCCAGGAATTTTCCCGCGAATTTCTTCAGGAACAGCAATTGCTTCAGCAACAGTATCTTCACCAAAAAACACAGCCCAATCGGATTTACCGTTGGTCCATGCAGATGTGGCAGTACCAATACCTGCTTTTGAAACGTGAGTCTGCTCGATAAACCTAACACCTTCATAGCGACCAATTTCGCCATTCATAATCATCTGGAAGCCTTGATCAATATACTGCTTGATACCTTCCAAATCATTTTTCAGCGCTCTCCAAGTCGAAGGCCATGCAATTGAGTAATAGTCATCGCCAGTATAGGCAGGAATATTACGCTCTTTCATGGTGTCTACGATCAACTTCACATGCTCTTTTCCAAGAGCAACGTCGTTGGTGATACCCGCTACACCGTTGGTGGTGAGCGTCAAAGCAGTCGTACTCGTTCCCGCAGTCGGCACAACACGCAATTTTGCGGCGTTGAACTGAGCGGAAGCAAGGTTATCAAACCCCTTCTTCGCATCATTTTTAAGCACTTTACGAACTACTTCACGAATTGGCTGTTCACTCAGGTCATCCAACTTACCTGTGTAAGGAACAGAGTTACCCGCTTCCGTAATTGTCATCGTACCCTGAGCAATCGTAAACGACGTTTCTGGGATTGTGCTCGTTTCCGTCAAGGTAGTACCCTGAGTTGCTACATCACTAAACACGTTCCAATGGAATGTATCGCCTCGATTTAGCCCTTGATGGGCCGCATCTTTAATGTCACAGAACTGTCTGAACTTGACAATCGGCTGTACCGACATCCTCAATTCCCGACTGAGGTTTGACGCATACATATAACCACCAGAAGTGTTGACAGACCATACTTGTCCTGCCATTTTCTATCTCCTTAAGTTATTGATTAAAGTTGCCCTCTAGCCTGACGCATCTCTTCAATGATTTGTTCTTGAGTTTTAGGCCCAGAATTATCATCAGGAGACTTGGCAGATTTTCGAGCAGATTTTGGTTGCTGAACAATTTTCTTTTTCCTTTCTACCCTTTCACTTGGATTAGGTTGTGCAGGATCATTACTACTTGTCCAACTTCTCGCATACTCAGCCGCCGCAAAAATAACTTGACCCGGTGTCCAAGAAGGATTCTCCTTCATAAGGGTGACCGTCTTATTATCTGCGATAGCCCTAAGATCTGAATTCTGAGAAACATCAGGATACTGATCTTCAAACCAACCAACAGCATATTGAACTTCTTGCTCATATGCTAATTGCTGTGCTTTGGCATGCTCTGTTTGTTTGCGAGAAAAAGCCTGACTAACGGCTTTATCTACAGCCTCATCTATATTCAAGGTAGCATTACTGCGCCTTGTCAAGGACTGTAACAGTTCTGCGGCTTTCACCGCATCGTCTTCATACAACGCTTGGTGATACTCTTTTACCTTTTCTTGGTAATCGGTATCGGGTATTTGCTCGTCCTGTATGGGTGGAGCAGATTCTTTATTTTTAAGAGCCTGAGCATAATTAATTAACTGAGCCTCTTGTTGTGCAAGGAGCCTTTCCTTATGGGCCGCTTGCTGAAATCTTTGTTGGGAAGCCGCATCTTTTTGATGAGATGATCTAAGTCCGTCAAAAGGAACAATTACATCTTGTCCGTTTACTTTTAGTTGTGTAACCCATTGACCGTCTTGTTTCCAGACAGGTGGTTGTTCTTCTGTTACTTGCTCTTGAACGACGGGTTCTTCAATGTCTTCTTCTAAACCTTCAAACCCTTCTACAACTTCGTTAATAACGTCAGACTCCCTGTCCTGAACTATTCGTTCAAGCATCTCTTCTCTAGGGCCTTGAACTTTACGATCTACATTATCTTCTGACTCTTCAACTTCCTCTAATACTTCTTCTACTACTTCTAGTTCCGCATCCGGTTGGGTAGCGTCCATTTAAATCTCCATTTATTGCTCTTTATACTTCGCTAATTTACTAGCAGTCTCGCCATCATAAATAATTGCATTCAGCCATTTAAGTACAGATAGTGGAGTAGCAAGATCTAAAGATATTTTTCTATAATGTTTTAGTTCTTCTTCTGAAGAACCAGACCACTCTTGGAAAACCATTGATTGAAGATTTTCAATACCATCTTTATACTGGTTTAAAGCCCTTTCAATTATTGCTTTTCCTGTTGCAGTTCTTATAAACTCGTTGGTCTTTTCGCCAATTTGAGTTCTCTTAATAAGTTCGTCTACATTAGGCAGACTAGGATCATAATATTCTGTCATCTATCCCTGTGCATAAGGCACTGTGTTGTATTTATCTCTTGCCATTGTTCCTGATTTAGATACATTATCTTTATCTACTGGCGCTTCTTCTTGAGACATAATTTGATTTAATAAAGCATCCCTTTGCAACATAAGTTCAGCCCTTCTAGTATCCGCATCTTGTTTCTTTATGACTGCTTCATTCTGTTTAATAGCGAGAGAGCCTGAATCTTTCTGCATTGACATTTGTTGTTTTGCTATATCTGTTTGCGCTTTAATCTGAGCAACCCTTAAGGAAGCCTGTTGTTTTAGTTGTTCTATCTGCAATCTACCTTGTAATTTAACTTGATCAAGTTCAAGAATAGACTGAAGTTCTTGTATCTGCGCTTGCAGTTGTTCCATTTCTGGATTAACAGACTCATCAATCTCATTAAGAAACCTTGCGCCATCTTTGTAACCTAACTGACCGAATATTTCTTTAGCAACTTCGTCAGAGTTTATTCTGCTTTCCATGCCAGGCAATTGAAATACACTAGATAATCCGTAAACTAAATTTTGCACTCTTTGCACGGGATCAGTTGCATTCATTCCTACATTTACTTTTAAGATTACATCTTGATCAAGCAAGGAATCTACTAAGTCTTCTTTGCCGTAATAATTTTCTTCAGAAGCCAAAGCCATAATTACTTCATCAGTTTCGTAATACTGTTCAAGACGAAGTAATTGCTTTAACGTAGGCTCTACCCAAGATTCTGAAAAAGTTCTTAAAACAAATTCAGTAATAATATTATTGTTACCTTGAAGAAGATTCATTCCACCAACTGTTTCATTCATGCTATTAGAACTTTGAATAGTTGACGTAGAAAAGTTTCCTTGCAACTCATCAAAATCATAGTTAATACGATCTTGTTCTTGATAGGCAGACCCTGTAACATCTCTTGTTTCTACTACTCGTACATCCTGATCTGGATCATCCATCTCCACGGCGCCGCCAGGAACAGATCTAAACAAAGCGTCAAGGTCAATATTTCTATCTCTACGAATGTGGTAACGCTTATTCATTGCCAACTTAATGTTGTCAAATCTTTGGTTCCATATATCGTTAGATGCCGCTTGAAGTTCTTCAGTAAGTTCTACAGTTCCTGCGGGATACAGCCTGTGGGCTTCTATGTTAAGTTTGCCCATAACGTAAGGACGCTCATCTTCTTTTAGCCAAGGATACAGTTCAACCAATAACTTTGGCTTGGTCAACATGTAGTCAGTACCCGCAGTAAAGAAGCAGTAGTCTTCACCTTCTTTTCTTATAATATTTTTATGTACCCAAACTATTTTAAATTCGTCTATTGACTCAAACTCATTATCTAAAGGGTCAGTTCTGCCCTCTTCTCTTGTAAGTCTAGTAGTATCATCTTCTTCTTTAGAGGCAGAAAGAAGTTCAGATATGCTAAGTTTATTCCATTCTCCGCTATCCATTTTTTCCATAACATCTTGAACAAACATGGGTATTAAATGAATTACATAAGGAGAAGAGCCAACAGGATCATACCAATCTGATGCGGGATCAATCCTAAAATTTTCTGGCTCAATAATTTCA